GCCATACAGGCGCCAGGCAAGCACGGTGGATGGGAACGAACGCATGGCCTCGACTAACACCACCGGTTTGAGATCGAGGGCTCCACGGCCCAGAAAATCGATGGCCTGCCGAACAGCATCGGAAGCCGCACGCCAGATGTCCTCCGCGCCGTATTCCGCAATGCGCTCGAGTGAGGCATCGGCCAGAGCGGAAAGGCGGCCCGCGGCGGACTGCGCCGCCGGACGGTCACTATAGGACCGCTCGGCTACAGCCACCGCGATCTCAGCCAAGAGCGCGGCTTCCACACAGGCGACCGCGGCGTGGGCGAAGTCCGAAGCCAGGGTGACCGCCGGTGAGGACGTGACCGGAACCGCGTCGCTCAGGAGCGGTAGAGCGGCGGCGCCGAGGCTCTCGACCTCAGCAGGGTCGCCATTGCTGCCCATATCCCTGATCCCGTCGCACAGGCCACCGACCGCATTGGCGATGGTGGCCACTAGGACAGCCCCAACAAGGCTCGCCTGGATGCGAGCAATGCGCGTACCGAGATCGCCAGCCACGTCTGCATCCAGCGTCAGACTGGCGCGTAACCCCTCGACCTGGTCACAGAGGCTTTGCACGGTCCCGGCGGCGATTGATACGCGCTCCGTCACGGTCTGAAGCCTCCAAGGAAAGTACGGGCGATGCCCGCGATAGAGCTGGCGGCCGCGGACGCAAGCCGGTTGCCGAGCGGCAGGCTCGGGAAGAGCGAAGCGCCCCCGGCTTCCACTGCCTCGAAGTCGAACCCGACATAGCCGAGCCGATCCTTCGAGTGATTGCTGCTGATTTCGCCGGAGATCCTGACCTCTACGGGTCCGAGCATCGGCAGCATCAGCATACCAGGCCCTGGTTGCGTCAGCGCAGCGACCAGCGCCGCCCCGTGCAGATCCGCAAGATCATTGGCTATGTAGGCCGAGACCCTGTAGCGGGTGGCCTTGCGGCCCATGTCCTCGGTCTGGATCTCTTCCGAGCGGACGTACTCGTGTACGGCCACGTGACGACCGCCACCAGCCAGCCCCTCGGTCTCGACCTTGAACGGCACGCCCCGGAACGAGGCCGGCCGGAGCGTCTTCGTCCAATCGCGCATGCTCTTGTCCTATCGTGGTCCTGCTTTGATGTGAGGCATGCTCGTGCCGACGTTCCCCTGAGCATTGCCGCTCGATGAGGCTGACATCCCGGTCACCCGGCCCTCCCCTTCGACACTGACCTTCACGTTCACGTCGACCTTCGAAGCCGGATCAAGTGAGACCTGTCCGGTTACATCAACTGGCACTGGCTGATCGACGGTGGCCTTGATGTCAGTCAGGCTGTTGAGCAACGAGCCGAAGTTGCCGAACCCGACAGCGCCGACAGAGGTTCCGCCGACGAGAGGTCCGGCGTTGATTGGCCCTCCGGCTCGCCCAAATGCGCCAAACCCGGGGCCATTAAGGCGCGTCAGACGTGCATCATTTGCGTCCAGCTCCTGCTGCATCGCGTACATCTGACGCTCATAGAGCCGACGGTTCTCCAGCCTGCTGTTGACCTGATACAGCCGCCGCTCAGTATCTCGCAGGCCAAAGTGGCCGCTTGCCCTTTGCCGCTCTGCTCTGGACTGAAGGTCTGCCGCTTCCTGTTGATCGCGGATCAGATCGGCGGTGACAGACTCCCGGACCGAACGCTGCTGATCTGAGATCGTTGGGAATACCCAGCGGCTCAGTGTCATATCCTTATCACCAAACAGCCACTCGCGGATCTGCGCACCCGCCTCCTGCTGTTCCTTGGTCTCTGCCGCCAGCGCTTTCGCAGCGGCATCCGGATCTCGGCCGGCGGCCACGTCCCGAGCCCGTCGCTGCGCCTCAAGCCGATCGAGGATCGTCTCACCTCGTTCAATCTTGTCGACAGCTTGATTGATCTCCTCGGCTACCGAGCCCGCGATGCCCTTGAAGGCGTTGCCAGTCCTGACACCAAGTACCTCCAGAGAGCGGGCTGCCCGATCGAGCTTACCCACATCCGTATTGATGGAGGTCGTAAAGTTAGAAAAGACTGAGCCGGCATACTTGCTCCGGTCGGCCACTAGGCCAAGCGACTTCTGAAGGCCTCCGAGGTTCCCAGACAGGATCGCGATGTTGTCCTGGTACTCCTTGCCAAAAAGTTGGGTGCGAATTTCCGCAGCCTTGATCGGATCTTTGATCTTGGCGAGACGCTCTAGCAGTTTGACCGTCGTCTCAAGCGGCTTCTTGGCGAACTCTTTCTGGACCTTTGCCGCGCTCAGACCAAGGGCTGCATAGCCCTCCTTACTCTTGTCGAGGTAGTCATCGCCCAACGCCATCATGTTCATGAGGCTATTGAAGGTATTCGCGGCGACCTCTGTGTTGACGCCAACCTCTTTCATAGCCGCGCCGAAGGCAATCGTCTGCTCAGCACTCAATCCGGCCTGGTCGCCAGCGGCGCCAGACCGCCGGATGAACTCGATTAGGTCCGATTCCCGAGCGGCGGCATTGTCCGCCACGTAGTTGATGGCGTCGCCGATCTGCTCCAAGCGAGACTGACTGGCCTTGTACGTGTTGGCGATCTCAGCGAGCGCCTGACCTGTCTCCTCGGCCGACGTGCCCCAGGCTGCCGTCGCCTTAGCCGCATACTCCGTGTAGCGGGTCAGGTCCTGCGTCGGGCGGCCGGCAAAGGCCGCCGCCGCCATGATGCCGCCGATCTCTTCCTTGGTTTTGCCGGTGGCCCTGGAGAGATCCAGGATGGACCTCTCGTAGCCTTTCAGATCGTCGCCGGACGCATTGGTGGCCTTGCCCACCTCGATCATCGTGCGCTCGAGGGAGATCGCCTGATCAGTGGCAAGCTTGATACCGTACCCCACAGTGGCCGGGGCTATGACCCGCGAGGCTGCACCGAGAAGCGCACCGTTGACCGCGGACCCAATGCGGTCTGCCTGTCTCATCTGCTGATTGAGAACACGGGCAGTGCGTGCGGCGGTCGCATTTGACGCTGCGTTTGCCCGGTGGGCAGCCTTGCTGACGGCATCTATCTTCCGGGAGATATCGTTGAATACGCGGCCGGTTCCGTCACGAGCCGTGATCCGGGCCTCAGCGGTCATAGTCCGAGTGGCCACTATCGTCTCCCTTTGCGGCTCTCGATGTGCTCAATGGCCAAGAGCTTCCACTCAACCAATCGGGAGAGCGGCATCCGCTCTATCGCGGCCGGGTCGATGCTCAGGTCGAAGGCGAGTTCTCGAGCGAGCTGGCGGTAGATGAGCTTGTCGCCCTGGCTTCTGTAAAAAAACTCAGCACCGCCTCCGACGCGGCGAGGCTGTCCTTGAGGTTGAGGTTCGACAGGAAGATGCCCGTTCCACCCTCGGCACAGCGGCTACAATACTCGCCGACGGCCGGCCAGTTCACAGTCCTGACGAAGTGACCATCCGACGTGCGGACCACGTCGACCGGATCACCAATGTCCATCAAATCAGCGAAGGTCGGCTCTCGGAACACGATCTGTGCAATCGGCCCTTGGTGACCGATTAGAGGCACCGTAAGTGGAACAGTCTTGGTTTTTGCCACGTCATGCCCCTCGTCGATCAGACCGCCTGATAGCTATCAGTTGCGATGCTGATCCCAGACACCTCACCTGTGGCCGTATTGATCCCCGCACCGTCGCCAACGAAACTGGCCCGGGTGAAGAGATGGGTCTTGGGCCCACCGGTTGTATCCGTCTCGACGAAGGTGACGTTGATCTCCTGCAGGAGCATCGCCTCATCCCACTTCAGGCCGATGCCACGATCGAACGCGAGTTCGAGTGTGGCAAGACGGGCTTGAATGGTTCGGTAGCCGGTACCATCCGAGTTGGCCTCGGCCGTGATGCCGACCCGGCTCGGATTGATCGTGGCCTCACCACGCCCGGAATAGACGCGGCCGTTGATCTCAATGTTGAAGCGACCGCCCTTGGTATCCATGGCGCGCGTCTCCTGATGCTAGATGCGAGAAAGGGGCGGCGCTTACTGAAGCGCCGCGATTTGATCGTTGAGCTCGGGGAAGATCGTGACGTTCGCCGCGAACACCCGGAGCTGGTTGGCCACATCGAACGGGATGTAGGCATTGACCCGATTCGGATCGGCCGACCGCTCCACGATCACATACTCGGCGAACAGGTCCGGCTTCTCAGCCAGGCCGCCGTCGTACATCTCGCGGTAGGCGTGGATTAGCGTGGCGCGGATCTGCGCCGGCGTCGTGACGCCCTGCAAGGACCGCGGGTTGTCATCCTTGAGCACGGACCGCGGATAGGTCGCCAGGATGCGCTGCTTGAAGTAGCGGGCTGCGTATGCCGCGATGTAGAGCGTCTCGACGTCGAGGAAGGTGATATCCGCCTGGCCCCATGCGTTGGTCTGGTAGGTGGTCACGACCCTATCCAGAGCAGCCTGTCCATCGGCACGGAAGACAACAGCCGAGATGCCGTTCCGGTAAAGGCTGTCCCGATCCGCCATCTTCCATTGATCGGAGACGGTCTTGGGACCGCGCAGCCCTTGCAGGACGAGCGTCTGAAGCGGACGGGCGATCTCGACTGCCTCGGTGATAGAGCGCCCGAGGTTCTTCGAGAAGCCGACGACAGCCGTCAGAGCTGCCACCCAGGCCCAAGGAGCCTGAGGATAGTTGTTCAGGCCCAGGATAGAGACGTGCGGATCGTTGCGACCAGCGCCAAGCGTTGTCTGAGCCGAGAGGTTGCCGCTGTTCGTCGTGAAGTAGTGCCCGTAGAGACCGACAGTCGGCGACCAGCGGCCGGAGCCGCTGTCGGACAGGAACTGCCGCACGGCATTGAGCTGCGTCGTAGAGGAATACGGCCCGCCGATATGGTCAAAGGGCTGGTCACCAAGAGCGGCCAGCGCGGTCGCCAGATCGACGTCGCCAGTGCCGCCCGTGAGAGTGGCAGAAGCGATCGTGATCGTCAGGCCCGCCGGATCAACCTCGTTGCCATCGAGGCCAGCCTCGACACGGATGGCATTTCCCTCGGTTCCGACATGGCGCGCCGTCAGCGTTACCGTCCCAGTGGCGACGCTGGTCGTGACCGGCGCGAGTTGGGCGCGATTGTACTTGGTGTAGCCCTTGTCGATCGCAGCCTTCAGGGCCGCAGCAACAGTGGCTGCCGTGTCGCCGACAGCGACCCCGACCGAATAGCGCTCTCCTGCGATATAGCGGACCAAGGTCCCCGCAGCGGTCGCGGTGCCAGTGATCGCAATCGTATCTGTCCCTGCGGTACCGGAAGGATCCGTGACCGGAAGAGCCCAGATCTCGCCGTTCGGATTATGCCAGCGGGCGATGATCGCCATCTCGGCCAGCATTGAGCCAGCCCCGAACAGCGCATTTGGATCACCGGCGCCGAGGTTGATCGGGATACCGAGCTGCGCCGAGCCGCCGGCAAGCTTTCGGCCGATGAGCAGCGTGCGGGACGTGCCTGAGTACGGCGGAATGCCCGCATTGATTTCGAAGTAGGCGCCCGGGACGCGGATATCGCCGGGCATGTTCGTGAAGGCTACCGACATTGCGGGCTTTCCTTGCTGAAGTGGCCGCGCGAGTCGGCCCGGTGGAGATTAGAGTTCGGTTGAGCTGGAGCTCGGCTCCGGATCGGCAGCCGGCTGAGCATCCACAGACAGGCGATCGTCAGCCTCTTCAGGCGGTACACGCTGGGCAGGTGCCGCAGTGCGCTTGGCCTTCGGCTTTGCCTGGATAGCCTCTGCCTCGACGTCCTTCACGGTGATGTCGCCGCGCTCGAGGAGACCCGCCCAATAGGGCGACCAATCAACTTCCAAGCCATCCCACGGCAGATCGCGGTTACGATCGGGATCCGGGATCGACGCACCCTTGCGGGACGGCTTGATGAACTTCCGTTCGGTCTCAGGCATGGCTCACTCCTGCGGAATGGTGGCATCGACGCCGACGAACGGCGCATGAGGTTCGCCCTCAGCGGGCTCAGGCAATGGAGCAGAAGGATCGGGACGCATGGTCATGTCCGCACCCTCAAAGAAATCGGCGCCGACGGGAGGCAGTGCGTCGGAAATCATCTGGCAGACCTTGGATCCGGACATGCCGGCGGGCAGGAGCTGGCAGATCGTGCGGAGAGGATCCGGGAGGTTGGCAAAGGGTCCGGTCGGAACGACCGTGGCATCCAACTGATCCTCCCCCTGTAGTTCGACTGAGAGGGTCACGACCCGCACGGCCAGGCGCAGGCCGTTCTCATTGTCAGGGAAGCGGGAGGATTTGACCTTAGGTACTCGGCGGGACACTTTGCGGGTGAGAGCAGGCCCCTCGCCTACCGTGATGACCTCGACCGCACGATGCTCGACAAGATCCAGCATCGCTTCGAGTTCGCGGTCCGTGACCGGGATGAGCGGGTCATCATCCTCGCCATCGCCCTTTGCGGCCATGGCGATCTCAAGCACGAGGTCAACGGTCTGGTCGAACGGGACACCGCCATTCTGCGGATCAAAGGCCTCTCCGTTGTCATCCTCAGTCGTTATCGTGATCGTCGGTCGGAAGTTGCTGCTCGACGGCGGGTCCATGATGCTGTCGAAGACGCGGCCCGGGCAGAGCGCGGCAATGACCGGATCGGCCAGCAGGTCGCGCGAGACCGCCAGCCTCAGTGCCGTTCGAGCAAGGCTCATCAGATCCTCAAGTTAATCTTGGACGTGTTGAGATCGTCAGGAACGACGCTTATGACTGTGAACGTCTCGTTGGTCGCAACGCGCTTCACTTGGTCGCCGGAAGTGATCCAGTCAGGCAGAGCGACGGTCGCAA